ATACTTTATTGACAATGCTCCTGATGCTATTCATAGGGCTCGTTTTTCTGCTAGTCGTGAGCGTTCGATTGGTGTCGGTGCTCTTGGATTCCATGCCTACCTTCAGTCGAAGATGATTCCTTGGGAGTCTGCAATGGCTGTGGGGCAAAATAAAAAAATGTTTAAGCACATCAGAGAATCATTGGATGTAGCAAATTTGGAACTTGGTGCAGAAAGAGGTGAAGCTCCAGATGCTACAGGTACTGGTCGTAGATTTTCTCATATGACTGCTATTGCACCAAATGCATCAAGTTCCATTATCATGGGCAATACTTCTCCTTCAGTAGAACCATATAGAGCAAATGCATATCGTCAAGATACTCTTTCTGGTTCTTCTTTTGTGAAGAATAAATTTCTTGATAAGATACTGTGGGAAAAGATAGGAAATCATGATCATAATGAACAAGAAATGGCAGACATTTGGTCTTCAATTATTGCGAATGATGGTTCGGTTCAGCATCTAGAAAATCTCTCTGAATGGGAAAAAGATGTGTTCAAGACTTCAATGGAAATTGATCAGCGGTGGGTAATTCAACACGCCGCAGATAGACAAGAGTATATTGACCAAGCTCAGTCACTTAATCTTTTCTTTAGACCAGATGTGAATATTAAATATCTTCATGCAACACATTTTACTGCTTGGAAACAGGGGCTAAAAACTCTTTATTATTGCCGTTCAGAAAAGATCGGTAAAGCTGATAAAGTGAGTAAGAAAATTGAACGAAATATCATTCAAGAAATTGATCTAAAATCCATAGCTGATGGTGAAGGTTGTCTTGCATGTGAGGGGTGAATTATGCCAAAATATGATTATCAATGTGAATCGTGTCAGTGTGCGTTTGAGATTCGAAAGAAAATGAGTGATCCAGATCCTACAGTATGTTTTCTTTGTTTAGTAGGAAATCTTAAAAAAGTAATCAAAAGCGCACCTGGTGTAGAGTACAAGGGAAGTGGTTGGTTTAGAAAAGACGGAGAGTATTAATAAAAAATTCTTGTAAAAATCTCATGTTTGAGCCATGATATTGTATAAATAAATACAATATTCAACTAAGGAGGATTACATGGGAATTCCTTATATCTATAAAATAAAAAGTAAATTGACAGGAAAATATTATGTCGGTATACAATATGGCATAAAATCAAATCCTCTTAATTTTTGGAAAACTTATTTTACATCCAACAAATATGTATTAAAAAATATAGATGAATTTTATGTAATTTATGTCAAGCCTAAGTCCGATGCTATAGAATATGAAAAAAAATTTTTATCTAGAATACATTCATATTATGGAAAAAATAAATTTTGTGAATTGATGATTAATAGAAATTTGGCTCCTGGAATCGTATTGGATGATTGTGAAAGACAAAAAATTTCTCAAAGAATGAAAATTAAATGGAAAAATGGAGAAATGTCTGAGGCACACAAAAAATCAACTGCTACAAGAAAAAATAGAAAATATAACAAAATAGAAAAGAGCATTGAAGAAAGACTCAGAATTTCTGAAAGAATGAAGAAAAATAATCCTATGTTCAATGATGGCATTAAACGAAAACATGCTGAATCTATGAATTCCATTGAAAGTAAAAAGAAAAAATCAGAAACATCAAAAGGCAATACTTACGTTAAAGGAAAATCTTGGTATAATGATGGCATAAAATCAAAAATGTTATTTGAATGTCCTGATGGTTGGAATAAAGGCAGATTAAACCCACATTGGAATCACAAAAGAAATGGTAAAAAAATATGAAAACCAAAGCATTTAAAGAATTAAAATTAACAGATGAAAGGCTCTATTTTAAACCATTCAAATATCCTCAATTTTATGATGCTTGGTTGAAACATGAACAGTCGCACTGGATTCATAGCGAAGTCCCTATGATTGAAGATGTTAAAGATTGGAAGAAAAAGCTCACTAAACAAGAGCAAACTTTTTTAACTAACATCTTTAGATTCTTTACTCAAGGCGATATTGATGTTGCTGGTGGATATGTAAAAAATTATCTGCCGTACTTTCCGCAACCTGAAGTGCGAATGATGCTCTGTGGTTTTGCTGCTCGCGAAGCACTTCATGTTGCTGCATATTCTCATTTGATTGAGACTCTTGGAATGCCCGAGACAACATATAATGAATTCATGCAATATGAAGAAATGCGTTCTAAACATGAATTTTTCGCGCAAATCGCTGGGCAAGACGCAAGTACCATTGCTCAACAGATTGCTGCGTTCTCTGCATTCACTGAAGGTATGCAGTTGTTCTCATCATTCATCATGCTACTTAACTTTCCTCGACATGGAAAGATGAAAGGTATGGGGCAGATCATTACATGGTCTATTGTTGATGAAACAATGCACGCTGAATCGATGATTAAACTATTCAGAACTTTTATCGAAGAAAATCGAGACATTTGGAAAAATGAATTGAAGTCTGAAATTTATAAAATTGCTGAAAAGATGGTAGAGCTAGAAGATAGATTTATTGATCTAGCATTTTCAATTGGACCAATGGAGGGATTAAATGGTGATGATGTTAAGCGTTATATTCGATATATTGCTGATCGTAGGCTCATTTCTCTTGGGCTTAAAGGTATTTTCAAAGTAAAAAAGAATCCTCTTCCTTGGGTGGAAGAAATGGTCAATGCGCCCATTCATACTAATTTTTTCGAGAACCGTGCGACGGATTATGCAAAAGGTGCATTGAGTGGTTCTTGGGAAGATGTGTGGGCTGCATAAATAAATTAACATCTCTATGAAAGGAGAACAAACATGTGGGCTACACCAACATTCGAAGACTTCCGTTTAGGATTTGAAATTTCACTTTACATCAACACTCGATAAGTATATAATAAAACACATCAACAACACCCACGACGCCTCTCTATAGAAGCGCACCAGCGTGGGTTTTTAATTCTGAAGGAAATATATAATGGCACTAATCCAAGCCGCACTCGATACACTTGATTTTGAACAAACACTCAAACTAGCAAAGGATATTTCCCCTTATGTTGATATCATTGAGCTTGGCACTCCTTGTATCAAGTTTAATGGAATTCGTTTACTTAAAGAAGTTAAAGCTGCTGTGCCAAACTGCAAAGTTTTAGCAGATCTTAAGACAATGGATGCTGGCTTATATGAAGCATCTCCATTCTACGAAGCTGGTGCTGATATCTGCACCGTTCTTGGTGCAGCTGATGCTGGTACCATTAAAGGTGTAGTTGAAGCAGCTAAGTCTAAAAATGCTCAAGCACAGGTTGATCTGATTAATGTAAAGAATAAACTAGAAACTTTTGCTATTGCTTATGAACTTGGTGCTCATATTATTGGCGTGCATACTGGATTAGATCAGCAAGCAAAAGGTCAGACTCCTTTTGAAGACCTAAAGAAAGTTCAGCAAATGAAAGTCGGTCTAAAGATCTCTGTTGCTGGTGGTATTAACAAAGATACCATTCGCCAAGCAATCGATGCTGGTGCCGATATTGTTGTAGTAGGTGCAGCGATCTACGGCGCCGCTGATCCTGTTCGTGCTGCCGCTGAGATTCGGGAAGCTGTTGAACATGGCTAATTACTCTGATGTTCTTGATATTCTAAGAGACGAACTGCTCTATACCGAAAAAGAAACCTGTCAGCAACTTATTGATGTACTTATTCATACGATAAGTCGGAAAGAACATTATCTTGCCGGAAGAGTGTTTATTGCTGCTGCTGGTAGATCTAAGATGGTTGCTAATATGTTCGCGATGCGAATGATGCATTGTGGATTAAATGTTCAAGTAGTTGGAGAAACCACTACAACTCAGATAACGAGATTTGATTCGCTTCTTCTCGTTTCTGGTTCAGGCGAGACTAAGCAGTTGATCAATTTTGCTGAGAAGGCAAAGTCAGTTCGTGCTGAAGTATTGTTAGTTACAGCAAGTTCAACGTCTACTCTTAGGAATATGGCTGATGAGACTTTTCAGATTGGTCCATCAAGTAGAGTTCTATCTCCTGATAAAAATCTTCCTCTTGGTAGCAGGTTTGAACTCTCTACTATGATATTTTTTGAGACTGTGATTCTTAATTTCATGGAACAACTTCAATTAAATGAAGATAATCTAAGAAACTGTCATACTAATTTGGAATAAATAAATAGAGTAGGGCAATTTCAATTTTTTTCAAGCAGAAAATCAATGGCAAAAACTTTAGTAGAAGCGTCTTCAGAATATATCAGTAAACAAGCTAACGACCTGAAATATGCAGGACAACCTTTAGTCGAAGAAACTGACGGCGAGCCTAATCAAAGACAAAGAGAACATTTGAAGAAAATGAGAGATGAACATGGATATGTAGAACAACTTGCAAAAGTAGATGCGGCTCGCGGCCATTGGAATAAACATGTAAATCCAAGTTTTAAGAAGCATGACCTTTCGCCTAAATTTGCTGATGCAGTAAATAAACATGTAGCTTTACATGGCGATGAAGAAGTGATTAGAAATCATGGTCAGTATGGTTCTCATCCTGATTGGTTTGACCGTAAAACTCAAAAAGTTAAAAAACTTAAAGCGGTATATGTTGTAGACAAAAGCGTCGGTGGGGCGATCAATCCAGATTTTTAAGTTGTTGGTATGGTCGTATGAAGTAAAGGGAAGGTATTCTGGACGGCGGGGCAGTGCCGCCCTCGTCCACCAAAAGCATATTGTAAATATGATGCTGTCGAAACACACTGGTTCAGCAATCAATAAATGTTTCGTAAGTATGCTTTTGATGGGCGAGAAACAGATTCGACAGGGTAAGATACTGATACAGACGACTCGGTAGGCGATGACCGTAAATCAAGCAAAAAAATAAATGTCGCATCTAATGACGACCATTACGAGATGGCTCTAGCAGCCTGATTGTAATTGGGGTTCTTGATGGTTGTTCCTTATTATCCAATACAACCATCACTTCACACACAACACACAGAAAAGGAAAATTTATGTCAAACAAAAATCCATTCGAAATCCGTCTTGAACTGCTCAAAATGTCTCGCGAATATCTTGATCAGCAATGGCAAATCAACGTAAATCTTGCACATCAAATTCTTGATAAGGTCGTTGATAAATCCATAAAAGATAGCGAAGAAGTTGCTGCACTATGGAACAAGTACGTTCCAGCTTTTTATTCTATTGACGACATAACAAAGAAAGCAAATGAGCTATATTCTTTCGTGAGTGGTGGTAATTCTACCAAATGAGTTATTCGCCATGAATAAATAATTAATCTCTTGAGAAAAAGGATTTATTCATGGCACAATTCAGAACTGATAAAAAAATATACTCTACTGTTCATGATGTAACTCGTCATGAAGTTTTCTTTTTGAATGACAGATTCACGCCATCAGGCACAGCCACTGATGCATTTGGTCGTTTAAGAACTTCTTTTCCATTTACTCTTTTCGATTCATCTCATCGTTATCAAGACAATGGGCTTTGGTCTACATCGAATACTTCAGGCAATTCTTCTTTTGCTCACGTTTCAAATCAGAGTCTAATCGCGCTCAACGTAACCACTCAATCTAATGCTGAAGTCGTTCGAGAAACTAATCGCGTATTTGCATATCAGCCTGGTAAATCACTTCTTATCATGTCCACATTTGCAATGGAAACTCCAAAGGCAAACTTGAGACAGAGATTGGGATATTTTGGTGCAGATAATGGAATCTATTTTGAGAATGATGGCACAACCAATTATTTCGTTATTCGAACGAATACGGCTTCTACAATTTCAGAAACAAGAGTTGCACAATCAAGTTGGAATATCGATAAATTTGATGGCACGGGATATTCTTCACAAGGAGTTGGTGCAGAACATGGTTCGCTTGATGTATCCAAAACTAATATTTTTTGGACCGATGTTGAATGGCTTGGTGTGGGTGATGTAAGATGTGGTTTTGTTGTTGATGGTCGTCTTGTTCCTGCTCATATTTTTCATAATGATAATGTCAATCTACTTCCTTATATGACGACGGCGTGTCTTCCTCTTCGATACGAAATCAAGAATACAGGAATCACAGCAAGCTCTAGTACACTCAAACAAATATGCTCGACTGTAATTTCTGAAGGTGGATATCAACTCTTCGGAACTCAAAGAACTGCACACACTTTAATAACCGCATCTAAAAATGCTCCTACCGCGGGCACTTTTGTTCCTGTAGTTTCAATTAGATTAAAATCCGACAGACTCGATGCAATAGCAATTGTGACTGCGCTTTCTGTTCTAGGAATAGGAACCAATTCGCGTATTCAATGGAGTTTAATAAGAGGCGCAACACTTACTGGAGCTTCTTGGGTATCTTCTGCTCCAGAATCGTCAGTTGAATATGATATTTCTGCAACTGCTGTTTCTGGTGGTGTTGAATCAGGAACTGGTTTCGTTTCTGTTTCCAATCAATCGTCTGCTACAGTAGATATTCTAAAAGAGGCTCTTTTTAGAATTCAGTTGGAGCGTAATTCGCTTGCAGTGCCGCCAACGCGCTCAATCATGACTCTTGCCTTCACTGGCGCGAGCAATGGCGATAATTGTCTAGGCTCTATTGACTGGGAGGAAATAGGTTAAATAAATAATCTTCATGAGAAGATTTATTGGCATTGATTATTCTATGACATCCCCCGCAGTCTCGGTGATTCATTCTGAGACTGATTTTTTTGAATCGCATTTCATTGCATCCAATAAAAAACAAGTGGGCAATATAAAGCCTCATCTTTTTGGTTATGAATCGCTTTCTTTTAGTTCAGATATAGAAAGATTTGATGTTCTGTCGAATTGGATTATGGATTGTTGTAAGCCCACAGAGAATGATGTGATATGCATAGAAGGCTATTCCATGGGATCTGTTGGGCAAGTATTTACTATTGCAGAAAATACTGCTATTCTCAAGTACAAATTGTATGAAAAATCAATAAAGTACAATATTGTGCCACCCACAACACTCAAAAAGTATGCTACAGGAAAAGGAAACGCAGATAAACTTATGATGTATGAAGCCTTCGTGAATAAAACTGGAATTGATCCAAGAAAAATTCTCAATTCAAGCGCAAAATTGAGTTCTCCTTTTACTGATATTGCAGATTCTTTTTGGTTAGCCTCTTATGCACAAAATGCCGTCACCTAAAAGTCAACTTCACTACTATATCTCAATTCCCACTGTAGAGTTGGAGAATGGATGGATGATCAAATCATCCATGTGGAAAGACTCTCACATCTTTTTTTTCATTTACTCAAAATATACTGGGCAGGTCATCATTCGATACTTCGACGAATCGCGAGAGGATATTGCATATGCATTCATCGAGGATTTAATTAGTCGATCAGCTAAAAAAATATGGAAATTGAATGACGAAGCATCGGAATAATGCTTCATTGCATCATAAATAAAATTGCCATTTGGCATTCAACAACACACACAAAATCCTATTTGGAGTCTCTTCACATGAAAAACCTTCTTATTGCACTTGCTCTTGTTTCCCTTTCTTTTTCTCTTCCTTACGCTATCGGTGCTGGTTTTGAATCTGCACTCAAGCAGCCACAAAGACTCTCATCTACTGTGGATCCCTCTAATATCGCTTGGTTTTGAACTGAAAAGTGTCTATTAAAAAACTATAAATAGATAGTGTTCAGTCTATTCAATTTATAGGAATTTAATTTATGCCGGTTCAAACAGGAATAAGTCAAACTCATACTCCCGTATCAGGGCTCATCGCAGGTTACACTTCATCTAATGTTGCTACATTTTTTGCAGTAAGCAACACGGGATCTCTTTTAACTACTGGTGGCTCAGTAGTTGCAAACGCAAATAATTTGGGAGTATTTACTTCTGCCACAAAAGGTTCTGTCATTCCATCACCATCAAATGGCAACAAAGCTGTTTCAGCTAAAGTCGTAGGTTCTGGAACAGTTTCTGGTGAAGTTTGGATTTATGGAACTCATGAGAACTCTAATACGGTTGGCATTTTACTTGGGAAAATAGTTTTATCGGGAACAAGCCCAGTCATGGATGGATTTCCATTTGATGCAAATTGGAGTTACTTGTTTGCAAATTGTATTTCAGTTTCTTCGAGTTCAACGCTTACCGTGACAGTGGGAGGTTAAAATGACAACAACCGTATATCCAGCAGCGATAACAACCTCAGCAATAACTGTAGTAAAAGATACAACGATAGCCGGAAATTTAAGCGTAACTGGTGCTTCTTTTATACAAGGCGCTTCATTTCCAGCTACAACAGTTAAAACTATTGGAGATTTTCCTCCTTTATCTAAAACTGATACAAGAGTATTAGTTGATATTGGGACTTCAAATACTGTTTCAACAAATACTTGGACTTCACTGCCTACTGGTTGGACTCAAACAAATTCTACAGGAACCGCAAATTCAGCAACAGGATTTATTCCTGGCAGTACAGGAGGAAATCAAGCTGGGCGCATAGATTCTCCCGATAATTGGAATCTTACAACTGGAAATCAAGGAACGATTTATATAGAGCTAGATAGAGCTGGCATATCAATCAATGGAGCCCTTCAAAGCACATCATCTGGTTGGTATGATTCGATAGGAAATCCTTATTCGGCTTCCGGCGGCGGTTATCCTGCGACAGCATTTTCAATCGCAAATTTGACTGCAAATAGAGTCCTTTCCTTGACGATGGGTCCAGGCGCCGCAGGTTTTCAAGATTATTATGGTGGGTATAGATACGCGCAGTTTGCAGTTTTAAATCCCAATTACCAAAGCCCAAATTTTTCAAATAATGCTAGTTTTGTTTACACTTGGAGCGGGAATACATCCTATATATACGTTGATGGCATATTAGTCACTGCAAACGCTAATTCAGCAATTATTCCTACAGGTATTTTTAAAAGAGTTACCATCGGAAATGGCCCCACTGGTCCGAATTCAAGTTGGGGAGGAAATTTAGGTCCATATAACATCAAAAGATTTCAAATCAGCACAGCATTTTGCCCTCCATTAGCTTCTCGACTTTTAATAGGTGTTACAGGAGATTCCTACGCAGCTGGTGATGGTGGATTTGGAGGAGATTCAGGAGATGCTGCTAATGCAACAATTTCTGGAATATATGCAAATAATACAATTGCTACATCAAAATACAATGTTGCAAATTGTCAAGTCGACCCAGCATCAACAGTTGGATTTATCTCTTGGGGAGGATTGATGCAAGCATATGCAGCAAAGCAATTTGGATCGCGATTAGCGTTTTTTGGTTCTACAAAATCAGGGCACGCTAATTATTTTACAGGTTATTCATCGAATTCGATTCGCGACAATCCACGAGCAGGATTGACTGTATATACTGATGCATTAAATTCTGCTCGCCCTGCTATTGTTCTAGAATTAGATTCTGTAAATAATTTAATTCAAGCATCGATATCAAGTTATACGACCGCCACTGATCCTGTTGGAGATTTGAAGTGGAGATTTGATTATATGGCAGATAATAATCCAAATCTTCGTGCAATTATTTTAGTTGAAGCAATGAGTGTAGAAAAAATGCCCGCAGGATCTTTGGCAGGTTATGGAATCAGCACTCCCGCAAACGCAGCTATTGTTTCAGCATATTTTAGGCAATTAAATCGAGCAGCATTTTATGATACTCGTTACTATGCAGGAGGCAGAGTTCCCGTCATATATGTTCCTACATATGAACGGGCTGATGGAGCTTCTGATGGAAACTTATTGCATTGGGGTTCTAATCCAAATAATATCAAAACTGTCGGCGATTTACAAGGTCCCACAGGAGCAATTCCAGATATTCATTTGACTGTTTATGGAAGAATGAGACTAGCTGATATTGTATGGGAAGCATTAAAGCCTGTGGTGCAAGCTCTATTGACAAATATTGATGCAGAAATTCCATTTACTGCACCATATGAACAGTCTGCAATTATTCCAAATTGTTCATTAGGAGTTACTCAAATTTACACCATTAACAACAATGCGACAATTGCAGCTCCATTAAATCCATATACGATAGGAAGTAAATTGAGATTCAAAATTATTCAAAATGCAACTGGAGGATATTCTGTCACATTCAATTTTGCATATAGAAATGCTCCTTCTTTGGGAACTGGAACAGCCAGACAAACTGCTTATGTCGAATTTGAGTGCATCGATAATATAACAAACACATGGCAGTATGTTGGTGGATCTACAGCATTTGCATAAAATGATTGACTACTATCTAAAGTTTGATTCCGAAGCGCAGGCTAAATCACTTCTCTTTCCCAATGCATCAGAAGAGAATGGATTAGGATTTAGCCCGTTCGGTTCAGTGGATTTGATCGGCACTCTCTATGACTATATTAATAATGAAGATTCTAATCCTTATGACGATGACATTAATCAAACCTCTATTCCTGTTGCTGGATATCATGTGAATGTTCGCGCAATGAGCGAATTTTCTGAGCTTGATGCTTATCGAGTTTATCCTGTGACTCCAAGGCGAGTTTGGCTCTAATGCAAACTCAAAAGACGCTGAAACAGTTCAAAAAAGAACAAAAAGCAAAAACGAATCCGATCAAATCGACAACCACCGAGAAAGAACCCATGATTGATCCTTCAATTCTTGCAACTGGTGTTGTCTCTGCATACTAAAGGAAAAGAAAATGAAAACATTCAAACAGTTTCAATTAGAATCCGCAGCATGGACCAGAAAAGAAGGGCAGAACCCAGAAGGTGGGCTCAATCGCAAAGGCATTGAGTCTTATCGAAAAGAGAATCCAGGTTCAAAATTGTCAATGGCTGTGACGACAAAACCATCCAAACTTGATCCTGATTCTAAAGCAGCAAAGAGAAGAAAGTCCTTTTGCTCAAGAATGCAAGGAATGAAATCCAAGCTGACTTCATCAGCAACCGCAAATGATCCAGATTCACGCATCAATAAATCACTCAGGAAATGGAA